GTTGACCTGTCTCTGATTGCCTTGGGTTCGATGGTCTCCGGTACGCTGGCAGTGACCAACGGCGGCACAGGCCAGACCAATAGCTTCACCAACGGCGACCTGCTGATTGGCAACACCACGGGTGGCACGCTCAACAAGGCTAAGCTGACGGCAGGCACCGGCATCACAATTACCAATGGCGCAGGGTCGATCACCATTGCCAACAGCGGTTCAGGCAGCGGAGACGTCACTGGGCCTTCCAGCAGCACCGACGGCACCTTTGCCATCTTCGACGGTACGACAGGCAAGGTTATCAAGGAAGCGAGCTGGGTGCAGGATGCCGGCGACTTTATCGGCCCGACCGGAGCCAACAATATGGTGGACGGGTTCGTGTACATACCTGCCGCAAGCAGCGGACCTTCAGGCACTCCGACCAACGTCACCGGATTGAACGTGCCGATGTTCTTCAACACCAACAGCAACACGCTGCACATTCACAACGGAACAACTTGGAAGTCCGTGACGTTGACCTAATCTGCAGTCCCCAATGAAACACACCTTTCCGTGCGTCGAGTCGATGCGGCGCGTGAACCTCAGCAACGGCCGTGTTGTGCGCGTCTGGCGCGACCGTACCAAGGATCTCTTGGCTGCCTCCTACGACGACGCCGACATCGTCTCCACCTGCATTGCCAACGCCAACAACGACACGCAGCTCCTAGCTGCACTCGGCAAGCTCAAGGGCGTGAACGCTGTGGAGCTGGTGGACGCCAATGGTCAGGGCACTGTGGTCTACACGAGCTGGCCATGATCTACCGCAACCGCGCAAACCCGGCCATCGAGGTCGAGGTGCTGCATCCGGAGGCCGAGCTACGGCTGGCCGAAACCAAGCGCCAGGCAATCGTCTATCGGCGTATCTCGACAGGCACGATCCACATCCGTCCGAGGGCCGAGTTCTTCCTGAAGTTCGCCGCGCTCACGGAAAAGTGACCCTCGTTTCACCCCTGCAAACATTGGGGTTTCTGCAAAAAGAGGGAAAAATAGTAAAATTGTGTTGCAGGTGTTTGGGTGATGGTGCAGATTGATCCCGTCAACGAGATCAACACCATGAGCAACACGATCAAAATCACCACCCGCTACTCCAACCTGACCGAAGCCGTCGCAGCGACTGGAATGGACCTGAGCTACAACGAGGCCGACGCTCGCCAGACCATCCGCATCATGGAACGCGATCAGCGGTTGAAGCTGGTGGCGATCTTCTCCGACGAGAACAACCAGATCTGGTACGTCATTAACAGCGTCGGCGAGAACCTGAACCTCCTGCACAAGTTCTACCCGTTTGGCTCGATGATGAGCGATTCACCGTTCAACGGATACATTGCGATGAAGAGCGGTGCTATGTGCGGTTTGAACGACTGCGAGACACTCAACCGCATCGGAAGCTATCCGAAGACGACCCAGAACCGCCGACTGATGGCCAAGGCTGGCGTGATCGCAGGCTGAAGATTTCAGGGCCGGTGGCGCCCATTAAGCCACACCTTCCGCCTGAGAGGAAACACAGGCCCAGGGGCGCGACTGGTCAACGCGCAACTTCCTCAACGTGATGACCAGAAGACAAGTCGCTGAGTTCGATTCCGAAATCCTTCTGATGGATGGATTCGATGACTGCATCGCAGGAGTGGCGACCAGGTGCGGCGGTGAACAGTTCGCGGTGTACGACTACGAACTGGTGATCTCCAAGCTGCAGTCCGACGGGATGACTTATGAGGAAGCCGTAGAATACCACGATTTCAATCAACTGGGTGCCTGCAGCAAAGAACGGATGCCGGCATTCATCAGAACCAAACAACCATGACCACCATCTCCAACCTCATCAGCGCCCTGATCATCGTCGAAAGCTCCGGCAACGACATGGCCATCGGCGACAACGGACGCGCCATCGGGCCGCTGCAGATCCACAAGGCCGTTGTGCTTGATGTGAACCGGATCACCGGCAGCCACTATCGCTGGGAGTCGATGACCAACCGTGCACAGGCCCGAGCCGTCTGCGAGGCCTACCTGAAGCACTACGGCCGCGGCGCCAGCACCGAGCAGCTCGCCCGTCGATGGAATGGAGGCCCGTCTGGCGATAAGAAGCAGGCCACCGAGGCCTACTGGAACAAGGTCCGCAAGCATCTCAAATGAGTAAAACCAAGACCATCAACGTGAACCCAGACATCCACAAACTGCTCCGAGACTACTGCAAGGCTGCAGGCCTGAAGGTTGGTGCCGTCACCGAGCAGGCGATCAAGGCGTGGCTAAGGAGGAACGCCAAGTGAAACGCATTCTGGCTATCGACCCCGGCCTGTCCGGCGGCCTGGCGCACTTCGCCAACAACCGGGTGACCCTAGAGCCCATGCCGTCGACCGACGGCGACGTCCGGGAAGTGCTGATCAACTACCTGTCGCAGTCGGATGTGGTCTACATTGAGAAAGTGGGCGGATACATCGGCGGCAAGGGCGCCCCGGGTAGCGCGATGTTCCAGTTCGGCCGCAACGTAGGATTTATTCACGGCCTGATAGCTTCGATGCTCACCAGGTGCATTGAGGTGCCGCCACAGCGCTGGCAGAAGACGATTGGGGCAGGCACCAGCAAGACCCATGGAACGCGCTGGAAGGCCCACCTGAAGGGTTTGGCGCAGCAGCGGCAGCCTAGCCTCAACATCACACTGAAGACCGCGGATGCGGTGCTCATCCTGGAGCACGCGATGCTGGCGGAGGGACTGAAATGAGCGAGCAACGAATCAACGACGGAGGACCGGCGTTTCCGGTCGAATGTTTGAGCATTGGAATGACCCTTCGCGACTACTTCGCGGCGGCGGCTTTGCAAGGGAATCTAGCAGGACAATCAATCGATGTTGGCTATTACGAAGGCAAAGATGCATGGAATAAAGCTGCCAAAGATGCATACGCAATGGCCGACGCGATGCTCAAAGCGAGGGGGGTCAAATGAGCGATCATATTCCTGACGCCACGAAAATGATCGGCGATACACCGAGGACGGATGAGCAGATCAACGGCAAACCATGCACTCGGTTTGCAATACTCGCTGGAGATTCACTGCGAGATGCTTTGGTTCAATCTGAGTTCTCCCGCCAACTCGAACGCGAACTCAACGCGGGCAACGAGCGCATCCATCTACTCATCGCAGAGCGCGACACGGCGCGACGACAGGCTGATCAGAATTACAAGATCCGCGAGGAGTTTCGAGAACTACTAGGAACCGATGATGTCGAGCAGGGAGTGGCTGTGGTGCGTGAGATGAAGGAGCGCATCAAGCGGCTGGAGGAGGTGGGCGATAAGATGGAGATTTATTGCGATACAATCTTAGCGCGTGACTGGAAGGAAGCTAAGGAGGCCAAGCCGTGAGAAGCTCAACCGAAACACTGATCGCAGCCATGCGGATATTGTCTCAGGATATTCAATCCGAGGATGGCGCGGCCAACGCGGCAGTCGCTGAAGCAGCGGAGCGACTAGCGGAGCAGCATATGCGCATCAAGCAATGGCACGACGCTCTTACGCCGCTCATGCCGAGCGACTTCAAATGCTGGCATGAGAACAATCCAAACGAATGGCCTGAAGTGGCTGCACGGGTCATCGCATCTCAGCGTGAGCGCATCGCCCAACTAGAGCGTGAGAACGACGCTCTCCGCGCCGATCTGCTGCTGTGGCGTGAGCAGGAGGCCAAGCCATGAACCATCATCTTCGTGACGGCACGAAAATGATCAGCAAAACCCCGCGCACAGACCGGCAGGCGGTTGTCACCGTGGCTTTCCAGCAGTTCGTGAAGATCGGATTCGCAAAGCAGCTAGAGCGGCAACTCAGAGGTGCGAACGGTCGTGTGCTTGAGCTGGAATTGGACGTTCAAGCCTACAAAACAAGGCTCATCGAGGATGGAGAGCGCATCTTCGAGCTTGGCACTAGATCAGACAACTATCGCGCCGAGCTGCTCAAAGCCCGTGAGCGGATCAAGAAGCTGGAAGCCAAAGCCGACGAGCTTCAAGACCTCAAGAAATGGTTGGAGGGACGATGAACAAAGCAGACAAACTACGACACGAAGGCACAGGCCACTACCGCTTCCGCAAGGGCGAGATCAGCGAGATCGTAGCGGCAACCAAGGCTAAGAAGATGGAATACACGTCCTACTGGACGCGCAAACGTGGAAAGGGAACCAAGTGAACGTCACCGATCGAGATGTGGCCAGGACGATGCAGGAGTACGGCGGCAGCTTCGTGCGTGCCTTGGGCGCAGCGGCATTGGCTGCAGACCCTGTGAACCTGAAGAAGCTGCGGGATGCCTTCCCGGACTATTGGGCGAACTACATGAAGATGGCCCAGCAACTTTCCGAGGTCGAAAAGCAGGCCTCGAAATAACACAACAACAACAACACAACGTAAGACGATAGCATGATCATCAGCGCAAGTTGCGGTAAGAAGGACTACGCACCGTGCCCGGAATACACCGGCAAGGCCGTGTGCGTCGACGTGACTCCGCTCAAGGAGTACGAAACGGAGTACGGCACCAAGAAGAAGTTCAAGTTCGCCTTTGAGATCGACTTGATCGACGACACCCGTGACCCGGTGCAGCCCTGGGTGGTGTTTACCAAGCCCATGGTGCCCTCGTTGCACGAGAAGGCAGCCCTGACCAAGTTCCTCAAGGACTGGTTCGGCCGGGCGCTCACGCCCCAAGAAAACAAGGCCCTCGACATCGAGAGCCTCATCGGCAAGTCGGCTACCTTGGTGATCGCTCACGAGCAGAGCGCGGACGGCACCAAGACCTACGCCAACATCAAGCTCATCATGCCTTTGAAGCAGGGCGAGCTGAAGCCCAGCGGCCAGTGGGTGCGATTGAAGGACAGGCCTCCCAAGGACGAGCAGGGCCAGACCCAGGCGCCCGCCAAGCTCGACCTGAGCAAGATTCAGGTGCACGTCGGTAAGTTCCGCGGCACGCCTGTCTCAGAGCTGACCGAGACCGCGGTGAACGGCCTGGCCGAGGTGTGGGTGCCGAAGGCCATGGCCAACAAGGACATCACGGCCGAGGACAAGCGACTCATCGCCGCAATCAACGCTCGGCTGGAAGAGATCAAGGCCAACAAGGAGATTACTGATTCAGACGACCTGCCGTTCTAAAACGATTCTTGTCATTGATCGTTTTAACCGGTAAGTGGTAGCACCGATGACAAGAAAGACTTGGACAGAGGCCATGATCGCAGACCGAATCATGGAGAACTACCGCAACACCGGGCTCATGCCCACCAATCAGTACCTTCGCTCAACAGGACAAGGAGATCTGGCGAATCAGATTTCGAAGAAAGGTGGGTTCTTCAAATGGGCAGACAGGCTTGGCATTACAAGAGCACCTTCCGACTCAGACACTGGATGGAATGGTGAAAAGAGAGTGCAGACGATACTGGAATCAGCAGGGTTTCAGGTGGAGAGAAGCATCGCCGTGAAGTGGCCGTTTGACCTGCTCGTCAACAAGGTTCTCCGAATTGACGTCAAATCGGCTAACTTCGCGGTCTATGGAGCCTGCAAAGGTTGGTTCTATCGAATCGGAAAAGCGCCTCAGGCAGACCTGATGGCACTACATCAACTCGACACCGGGGAAACCTATTGGATTCCTTGGCACATCATACCTCACAGCAACGTGACCATTTCAAAGGATGGGGGGAAATGGGCACCATACAAAGAAGCACTCTGGATCGTTCAGAGTATGTTGGAAACCCGCCAGGCAGAGGCAGAAAAGCTGTCGTTACTTTCACAATGAAACCAGCACCCAACGAATCTGGGAGCACCTTACATATGTCAAATCGTAGAAAACGCACACCCCTAGCCCACCTGGTACCATCCGTGGTGCTGATGCGTGCCGAGGGTCGTACACTGCAGGAGATCGGCAACAAGCTGGCTCTGACCAAGCAGCGGATCAGCCAGGTGGTCAAGGCCGCCAAACGGTTCGAATACGTTTCCGCTCAATGGGGATTCCCGTTCAGCAACCGGACACACCGCATCCTTGATGCCTTGGCAATCCAGAGCAAGGAGGACGCTCTGGCCCTATACCGCACAGGCCACCTCTACCCGGGCGCCGTGTGGTCATTCGGCCGCAAGTCGTACAACGAGATCTGCGAGTGGCTAGGAGTCGAGCCGCTGACCAAACGCCCGATTAAGGGCTGCAACTGCCCACACTGCGGCAAGCCAATCTAACACTTTCCCGGCAGCCTGTTGCTGCTGGGGGACTCATGGTTCGTTCCGGGGGGTGCGCATCCGGGGACAAACGCACACCAAATTAAATGAAGCTCAACCTTTCTGCAGAACGTATCGCAGCGCTTTGTGCGCCGCCTCCTGGCTACGTCAAGCCAGCACCACAGCCTCCACCAAACCCCGACGCACTCAAGAAGCGCCGTGTGAAAACCAAGCGCCAGCCGCACTGGAAACCACCGACCCGCAAGCCATACAGCCGCTATCAGATCAACAAGGAGATGATGGCCCGTATCCAAGAATGGCGAAAAACCAACCCGTGGCACAGCTACCGGGAGATCGCCGAGCACTTCAAAGTTTCCGTATCAACAGCCTACTACAGCCTCAACCGACCCAAAACAAATGCCAGCTAACCCCACGATCATATTCGACATCGAGACCGGAGCCTTGCCATTTGGCGAGCTTGTCATACCGCCATTCAACCCGGCCGACGTGAAGCTCGGTAACACCAAAGACCCAGACAAGATCGCCGAGCGTATCCGGCAGGCCGAGGAGAACCACGTCACCGACTACATCAAGAACGCTGCCTTGGATGCTCTGAGCGGCCAGGTGCTGTGCATAGGCTACCGCCTAGAGCGCGACGAGCCTGCCATCCTGTCCTCAGACGCTGACGGCGAGGCCGCCATGCTGCGGCAATGGTGGGAGCTGCTCAATACCTGGGAGCGCCAGCCGCGCCTCATTGGGTTCAACGTGAAGAGCTTCGACCTGCCGTTCCTCATCAAACGCTCGTGGAAGCATCGGATCACGGTGCCATACTGGATACGCCACGGCCGCTACTGGAACGACCTAGTGGTCGACCTGCGCGAGGTGTGGCAGCTTGGGGACAACCGGGCCCATGGCAGCCTCGGAGCCATCAGCAGGCACCTAGGGCTCGGCGAGAAGACCGGCAATGGCGCCGACTTCGCCAACCTGTGGAAGACCAATCGGCAAGCGGCCATCGACTACTGCCTGCAGGACGTGAAGCTCACGCAGCAGGTGGCGGATGTTCTGATGCCGTCGTATTGACCCTAGACAACGGCAGGAACGGACGATAGGGAGCAGTACGTCAGCGCGAGCCGTGAGAAGTGAGCGCCGACACTGCAGCCAGAAGCCATGTCCAACCAACTTTTCCCCACCCTTACCGTGCTACGTCCCGTCGCTTCTGCGGGAGTTCTCACCGCGGTCTGGGTGGGGTTTTCTGTTTGATACATGAATACGACTACAACAACGTTGGAACTGCAGGGACAACCAGACACTGAAGTATACGCATCTGACTCTGGATACGTTTGCATCAA